CCTCAGAAGTTCTCAATAAGAAAGCTGGACTGGTTCAACAGTTACAAGATGAACTGAACAAATTAAAAACTGATATGTCTCTGCTGGTTCCTAAACCTAAAGAAACTATTGCACAGGTAAAGGCTTTTGATGAACTTAAAAAAGCATCACTTCCATTAAATGCTGACCTAACCAATACTCCCCCTGATGGTCCAGGAGAGAATCTTATCTCCAGCGCGAATCTTAATACACAATCCGAATCAATAACAAAAGAGGTTCTCTAATGCCTACCTACGGTTACAAATGTCAGAACAAAGAGTGCAAGTTCAAGTTCGAGGCAATGCAATCAATCAAAGCTGATGCCTTGACAGTATGCCCTAAGTGTGGTAAGGAATTAAAGAGGATCTACTATCCTTCTAATTTCAGGTTCGGTATTTCTAAAATCAAAAATCAATAGTGAAGTTCTTTAATCCATTTAAGCAGACAGTGTTCACTCCAATGTCGAGAGTGAACCTGGTACTGTTCCTTAGTTTCTATAAAAAATATTTCTTAAACAAAAACAAGTAGAGGTAAAAATGTTCGGTGCTAAAAACAAACGTATCAGTGAATTAGAAAACAATGTAGCAATGTTACTCAATGATAGAGAGTCCGATAAACAGAATCAGAAATGGGCTGTCCTGGACAAATCAACAGTTAAGAGAGCTGAGAATGAATTCAAAAATTCTATCTGGGATAAAGTATGCAGAGTTGAGAGAGAACTATTTCCTTCTCCCTTTGAACGCACAAGTGGAACGTCCAGAGTCGACAAACTCATAAGAGAGATTGATAATCGCTTTCATATAGCCAGTGGTAATGACTCTGATCTTAAAGACAGGGTAGAAGCTATTCTGAAACATCTTAAAGTAGAGTTCATTCCTAAACATACCGACAAAACTGTTACTGATGTACCTGATACATTGGTGAAAGTCAAAGCTCTTAAAGGATAAAACATATTCAGTTAAAATCAGGGGAGAACCTTTTTTATGAACAAACAACATGGCACAAAATGAATTACTAAGAGATTTAGAATCCGAGTTACTCTTATTCGGTAAGATTATAATGCCTTCAACATTCTGGGCAGAATCACCAGCAGTACACTATGATATTGAATCAATACTACTGGACCCAGAGAAGTTGAAGGTTAATCTTATTCTACCCAGGGGAACAGCTAAGACTACACTGGCTGGTGAAGTTAAACCTATGCATCATATCTTCGTTGAGAATCAAGGCTCACCGAAGTTCGTTGTAATCGTATCCAAAACACAATCACATAGTAAAGATCGACTCAGGAAGATTAAAGATGTTATAACTGACTCAGCTCAGTTCAAGGCTATCTTTGGTGAATGGGGAGAGTCTACTGCTATTGCCTGGAGAGATGATATGATAGTCTTGAAAAATAAGACTGTTATTCTTACCAGGGGATTAGGTCAACCTATTCGTGGACTTAATATGTTCGGTATGCGACCTACCCTTATCATACTTGATGATCCAGAAGATGAAAATAATACTAAGACTCCAGAGGCAATGGAAGCTAATCTTAGATGGCTATTACAGGGAGCTTTACCAGCATTAGATGAGAGAGGCGGTACAAGTAAATGTATCATCATTGGTACTCCACTTAACCAGAGATGCATGGTAGAGACTGTCAATGACATGGACGATTGGTTTACATTCAGGAGATCTTATCTCAACAAGGATGAAGATGGTAACTACTGGTCACTATGGGAAGCTAAGAAAACTGTTCAGAGTTTAATAGCCGAGAGAGATTCACTCATCAAGATTGGTCGTGGCTCAGTCTTTATGAAAGAACGTCAATGTATGGTTACTGGAGATGAAGATCAGATATTCAAAGAGAGCTACTTAAAATATTATGCTGGAGAGCTAATCCAGAAAGGGGATCAGGCATTACTAAAGGTTTACTATATCAAGAACAGTAAGCTGGAGATTATAAGTGTAGAGGAAAGGCTAATACCTGTAAATGTATTTATGGGTGTGGATCCAGCTTCTTCTACCCGAAGGTCTGCGGATTACTCAGTAGTATTTCCTATTGCTGTAGATGCTGACCTCAATATCTATTGCTTACCCTACTTTCGGAAACGAGTCACTCCATTTACTCTGGGAAGTGCTGTACTCAGTTGTTACCTGGCTAATGAACCGAGACTGACCAGGATTGAGTCCACAGGTTATCAGGAGATGTTAAGGGAGCATTTACAAAGGGAGCAGGAGAGATTACATCTCTACATAGCTGGACTGGAAATTAAAGAGACTCCCAGGGATTCCAAATCTTCAAGACTGGAGTCTATGGAACCTGAGTTCTATCAGGGGAAAGTGTACTTACTGGAGAGTATGGAAGAATTCAAGACTGAATTACTCATGTATCCCAGGGGAAAGAATGATGATACCTTAGACGGATTCTACTATGCAAGGAAGAAGATCTACACTCCATTCCACTCTGCTGATCCTTTAGAGGATGATGATGATGATTACTACTCTGGTGACACCTCATGGGTTACTGCGTAGTGTCATTAGTTTGCTTATAAGTTAGTTGACTGTATGTCTTTACAGAATATAACTTTGCAATACGATATATAAGGATTTGCTTTAAGTTATGGTTCCTGATTTATTTTCACATAAAAGTTTACAAGTCGCTGGTAATATCAGAGCTTCGGTGTCTGCTATGGATCCAGAGGTAAAGCTATCAAATGAAATGCTGAACCAGTACAAGTATTCCAGATCGAAGTGGGCAAAGAAAGGAAAGAAGTGGGATGATTTCAGAAAAGGATTCCAGTTAACCAAAGAGGAGATTAGTGCGTTCAAAAAGAAAAGACAACCACCCCTTATCGTTAATGTAATCAAACCAGCAGTTGAACAGGCTAAAGCCATGTTAACTACTAACCATCCTCAGTTCTCCACTACAGGCAGAGAAGATTCAGATTCCAGGACAGGCAAGATGTTCTCAGATCTGTTAAGCTATGTCTGGTATATATCTGATGGTAATATGAGATTAAAGAAAGCTATTGATGAATACTATGTCAGAGGCATGGGAGCATTGATGGCTTATGTAGATCCTTTTGCTGATTACGGTAAAGGTGAAGTCTACATAACTGACGTTGACAGCTTTGATGTTTATGTCGATCCGAATACTAAGGACCCCTACGGAAGGGATGCTTCAAATATCTTAATCGCAAAGGTTATGACTAATGAACAGATCTCTATCGCTTATCCTCAATATTACTCCAGAGTAAAAGACTCCAAAACTGTTATCAGTGATAACCAGCCAAAATCTGAGTACTTAGATTCGGATGGACGTAACAATACTATCTCTGATATGTGGCATACAAAACACAATATCATTGACCGTTATACAAAGGTAAAAGATTTAGATATAACTGTTCGTGGAAACAATGAAGATCATGTTTTCACTAATGAACAGTTTCAGAATTTCCTACAGCTTCCAGCAGTAGCAGTTCTGGTACAGGGACAGGATCCTCAGTTCATTACAGACCAGGATACAGTTCGGGACTACTTCAAAGTTATACAGCATTATGGAAAAGAGATTCACATGGAAGCCGATCAGACTCCTGATCCGCAAACTGGACAGCCTTCTGGTGCGCCAGTTATGGCTTCTGGTGCTACTTCTCCAACAATGATACCTGGCTCATCTCAGTACATGGAAATCCTCGATATGAAGGATCTATGTGAGAATGGAATTTTCAAAGTTAAACAAATAGTTGTTACTAAGATTCATAGGGTATTCAGTATAGGTGATGTGAAATGTTATGATGGGATAATGGACATACCTGAATACCCTATCGTTTTAATTATGAATCACCACGACAGAACTCCATATCCCCAGGGAGATGTGGAGATGGTCGGTGACTTGCAGATGCAGATTAACAAATTAGAATCCCTGATAGTTACACACGCTACTAATTCTACCAATACAAAGATATTCTATCCCAGAGGCTCAGTAGATAAAAATGACTACAAAGAGAGATGGGGAAATGCTGGTAGTGAATGGTTTGAATTCAATCCTGAACTCGGTGGTAAACCTGAACAGATGTATCCACCACCTCTCCCTAATGAACTCTACAAGAACAAAGCTGATAAGATTCAGGAAGTAGAGAGAGCATTAGGAATATTTGCAATGCAACAGGGTGACTCTGGTTCTGCTCCTCAGACCTTTAAGGGTACAATGGCTATTGATGAGTTTGGACAGAGGAGAATCAAATCTAAGAAAGATGATATTGAAGGTGCTATTAACGCACTTGCTAAAGTGGTAATCAAGTTAATTCAACAGACTTATACAGAGGAAAAAACAATCAGACTGATTCAGCCTAATAACAAGCCTCTTGAATTACAGATTAACACTTCTATTTATGACGACTTCGGTAATGTGGTCGAAAAGATAAATGACATTACAGTAGGGGATTATGATTGCATAGTTGTATCAGGTTCAATGCTTCCCTCAAACAGATGGGCACAGTTCGATTACTACATGATGATGTATGAGAAAGGACTTATTGACCAGGTTGAAATGTTAAAGAAAACTGAACTGGTTGATATCGAAGGTGTTCTTAACCGTCACTCACAGATGCAACAGTTACAATCTGAAAATCAACAGCTACAAGCAGAGATCAAGAAACTATCTGGTGATCTCCAGACCGCACAGAGAGAAGTAGTTCATGCTGATAAAAGGGTAGAGGTAGAGAAGTTCAAAACTAATCTACACAAGTCAGCAGAATCGGTGAGAGCTTCATCCCAGGTGAACAATCAATTAGCCAAAAACCAGTTGAATATGTTCGGTCAGAACTTAGACTTTGAAAAGAAATTAGCTTCAATGAAATATCAATCGAAGCTCCAGGAAAGTAGCAGAGACTACTAAAAGTTTTATCCACTAAAGGATAGAAAAAGGAAAACTATAATGGCAAAAAATATTGCTGAACCGAACTCAGACTTGAATAAGAGAGATCTCTTTTCAATACCTGGGAACGATACAAATAAGAATGATGCTGACACTGACTTAGTTGATGGTAAGACCGTTGATGAACCAGGTGTCAATAAGAACGATCCACCTAATAAACAAAATCAGGATCGCTTTGAATATTGGCAAAGTCAGTCTACTCAGAAGGATGCAGAATTGGAGAAATTCAAAACCTTTGCACCTGTAGTAGAATACCTGGAGAAGAATCCACAGGTTATTAAAGCATTGGAATTACACTTGAATGGGGAACTCGAAGTTAAACCTGATCCTAAAGTGAAGGAAGCTGAATTAGTTGCTCCAGTCAGACCTACAAAACCAAGTGGTTATAATCCATTTGATGCTGATCCAGAATCACCTTCTTATAAGTACAGGGAAGATATGGAGATCTACCAGGATGCTAAAGATGAGTATAGAGATAAACTCTTAGTGAAAGAACTTTCACCCTACAAGCAGACACTCGAACAGTCTCGACTTGCCAAAGAGGAATTTATACAGGACCAAAGCACAGTAGCTCACTTAGTTACAAATAAGAAATGGGATGAAGGAAAAGCTAAAGGGTTTATCCAGTTCGCTAAAGATCCAAGAAGCCTTGAACAGCTTCCTGAATACTATGAATTCGTTCTTGCGAGGGAGAAAGCTAAAACTACTCCACCTGATCCCAAGAAACCTATAGTTGATCCTAAGAAGAAAGATAGTACTAACCCACCCCCTGTTCCCCCTACAGGCGGTAATGGTGTCGGAGATAATACTGATGCGAATAAAAATCAGGGTGGATTCGATAGGAGCAAGAACTTGTTTGCTCGTTCTAAAATATAAGGAACTGTTTTAATTATGGGAGTTGTAAAAACCCTTTTTGAAGGTGGATCTGTAGGTAAACTTTTTACCGATAGACGAAACTTCTACATTGAACCTACTCAGTGTGCAGAGTTATATACAGATATAAGTCCGTTCAGTACCCTGTTAGGTAATCTCGAAACAAGGTTCGTGGAAGATCCCTTGTATAAAATGTTTGAACACAGACCGTCCTGGATGAAACAGGAATGTGTTGTAAATAAAGCTGTCCCTGGAACCATTCCAAACAACGATACTGGTTTAGCTGGTGTTGCTGTAGACGGTATATTTAATTTGGCTTCTACTCCCGATACTTCTTTTATCGGTATTGAGTTTGAAGTTTGGGATACTACCAGAGCTACTAAGAAGGGTGTATGTTTCGTATCAGACGTAATTGCTGGTGAACTTTCTCTTAAACTCTTATGGGCATTAGGATCCGCTACTATCGTACTTGCTGATAATGATGTGTTCTCTGTTATCGGTAACGTAAGAGGTGAAGGAACCAAAGCTGGTGACGCTTGGGCAGACGAGTTAACCACTGTATTTAATTCCACTCAGTATTTCTCTATACCTGTAGAAGTAACTGGAAAACTTTATAAAGCATCTCTTAAAGGTTATTCCAATGAACTTGAACGGTTGAGAGAGGAAAAAGCAAGACAGTTCAAAATGCAAAGGGAGAAAGCATTTTTAATTGGTGCTTCTGTAATCGGTACTGGTATGGATGGATCTGCTCTCAGTGATGGTCACAGGACTGATAAAAATGGTAATAAGAATAGAACCACAATGGGTATAATTCCTATTCTCCAGCAGTACGGTTCCAGTGATCCTAACAACGATAACCAGAACTTGTTTTCTTTGTCGGCTTCTACTTCTAAGTATTCCGATTATGTTAAGATCTGCGAAAAGATATTCCAGTATGACGGTGACAGAGGTGAGAAATTCGCTTTTGTTGGTCCTGGTGTCCTTTCTTATTTCTCCAGTATTGACGGTTCCAGCGGTCTTGTTGGTAAGTCAGGTTGGCAAGTAAATATGTCGACTACTCAGAGAAATGATCTTGGTTTCAATATTAGAACTCTTGAAACCCCTCATGGTATCCTTCACTTAGCTCCTACAAAGGCGTTAAAGTATCAGTATAATAATACCATGTTGATCGTTGACCATACTCACTTATTCCAGGCTTCTCTTGAAAAGGCTGAGTTCAAAAATAACATCAAAACTGATGATGATTATAATGGTGTCAAAGACGTTTATACTTCTGATGAAGGACTTGGAGCAGAACTCCAGGAAGCACATCAGATCGTTACGATCGCCGCTTAGTTCTACTTGTAATGGGAACGCTACTCGTTCCCTTACTCCTTTAATCATAATAAACAATGTCAATAAAAACTAAAATAGAAAACTTCATAGGCACATTCTCTAATGTAGATGCACTTAACCAGTGGCTCACAGAGGGTATTGTTACCCTAATAGATCTTATGCCCTTAGAGAAATTAGGAATACTGGCTACTTGTGAACTTTACTCTGTTGATTTAACTGGTCGTGATACTCCAGTT